TTGTTCTGAAAATTATTGAAGTTTAACCCCCTGTCGAAAAACGGGGAGTACTATAGGTAAGTGAATAAAAAAAGGGTCGCAAATTGCGACCCTTTGGTGATCCGCCTGGAGCCGTTAAACTCCGACACTGTATGGTGAGTATCAATGAGTTGCCAACGTCCGTGTCGGCTGACTAACTTATCTATCACGCTTATACTTCAATGTTCTTCACCGGTTTGCAATTCCGATAATGCAAAGTTACATAAAACTTTGTTTATTTAAAATCATTATGGTGTTAATAAATCTCTTTAATTGATTGTCATTGTGAAAAGTATAATAATTTATATGGAGCCGTGATTGAAACGCTTTAATCACTGGATTCATAAAATTCATATGAATTGTAGCATCTATATCTTGTTTAAGTATATCAATAACGTAGGATAAAGAACTCACCTTATCGCTCTCAAAATGATATGAATATGAATTCAGACATTTATCTACCATATGACATGCGAATAAAGAGATAGGATTTTCAGTTTTAACACGTTCCTCATAATTCTTTGCAAGAACCTCTCCGTTATTCGGATAGCTCCACATTTCATTAATAACTATCACGGCCTTTACTGGATCTTTTGATTGAATTATGCAATCAGCGACTTCATTTATTTTTCGGTATGCAGTAGTTCTAATTGTTGTGTCAAAAGGACTTTGGATTTCGCAAGTGTTATCATCATACACCAATATAATTGTACTCATAATGTGATTATTCTGATGAGAATATAAGAATGCGTGACATATTATAATTTTCAAAAATAATTTATGTATATCATCAATTGGATTAATTCCAAGGTTATCGAGAGAAATATCCCCTCCCAATTCATCCAGCATTCCGAACATCTTATTTTCGGGTATACGGCATTTCGGCAATCGTAATTCTATCCGAGAGCCTCTCTCAAAATTGTCGTTGCTTGAATAATATACATAGTCTTCAACAAATAAATCTGTACGATTAACTTTTAAGATATTGAGTTTTCCCACTTTATTCATTATGTCATGAAAAAGCTTGCTATTATCTCCAATTTTCTGATTTAAAGCACATAGAAATTTGTAAATATTAGAAACTCCCGGCAATAATTTGTCGAATAAATTGGCCTCCGATTCAAACTCTTTATATATAAATTCCACCGAGAAAGATGTTTCAATTCGGCCATTATCTTTTAAAAGCAGACGTACATCTTCAATAAGACTTGAATAATCTACATCATCTTCTGCTGTGAATTTTTGTGACGTTATCTTTAACGTTGAAAGGCTATCGTATATGGTAACTTTTACTACCTTTTAGGTCGTAAAAGGGTGTTCTTTTAAGACTTCATTTCTCTTTCCAACAAACCATTTTCCTAAATCTCCACTCAAAAATTCATCACGAGTTTCTTCGTAAATAGAAAGTAAATTTGTATGTGCTAAAGATTTTTGAATGACAAATGTTACATTACGATATTCAGACAAGAAACTGTCTAATGACGAAATATTATCAAAAAAATCATTGTGTTTGCTAAAACGCTCTAAACTTGATAATGCGCTATATAATTTCTGTGCAGCAGGAACTAATAAATTGTCATTCGTTGCCATTAGAAAACTCTGATTACAATTATTAAATTAATGACGAATGCTCCTGTCGATGATTTGGAGTTTGGCTTGCGACGGCTCTTCGTAGGCGTTGCAGGCGGCGAGATAGTTTTTCAGTTCGGTGAAGTCTGTACCATAGAGGTTGTCGCTGAACTGATGGAGTTTGGTCATTACGTTGATATATGCCATCGGGTCTTTGTGACGGGTAAGTTTGCGTAATGCCAATATGTAATCCTCTCGGAACACGGTCGGCACGATTATTCTTGACTGGTCGGCACGAACAAACTCGGCATTCATCATCACACGGGCTATCCTTCCATTGCCATCGTTGAAAGGATGCACTTCGCTAATCATGAACATCATGAATATTGCACGAGCAAACGGGTCAGTCAGGGCTGAATAGTACTTGAAACCTTGTGAAAGCGTACCTTTTACCAATTGATAGTCCACGAATTCAGTCTGACCTGCACGGTTATTTCTCATTTTGAAAACACCGGGATTCATGTGCGGTCGTCCTTCCAACAATATGGTATGGCGATGGCTTAATATTGCGAACAGTTCTTCGGGAGAAGTGGGGACACGCCTCATCTCTGTACGGTTGGAAAGTATCTTGAATGTGCCAAGAATATCATGCGAGTCCTCATCACGCCTCGGCATAGGTATTCCTGAGTCAACGATTTCTTTCGCTTCCTCTATGTCAAACTCTGTGCCTTCTATGTAGTTGGAAAAATAGCTCTCGAAGAATGAAAACAACCGGAACGAGTCCTCATCGGTATTGCGGTTATTTCGTATTACAAAGTAACGGTCTTTTATTGTGTCAAATAAAATTTCAAATAGTCCAACCCGGTTCGCGTCAAACGGATTCCCGGATGCACGGGCTTTTGCCGAATCTGTGGACAATACTCTGGCATCGTGGGTGGATAGCAAAGCGGATATGATGTTGTTGATTTTGGAAAATTCATCGGCCATACCTAATTCGTTGGCTACTTCTCGCAACTCATCGCGGTACTGATTCAACCGTTCTTCGCCTCCTGTCAGCAACAGTTGTTCCAGTTTGTTCTCAATTACGGAAATAGGCAACACCCTCGACTCATCTCCTGATTTTCGAGACAACTGCATATTTTCGAGCATATAACGGTGTTCTCCAGATATGTGCATACCCATAAACGGTATATCATGCGCTGTCGCTTTCGGACCTTTGACAAAATTGAGTATGATACCCGGCAAATCGGTGACACGCCGTGTTGTCGAGTTTGTAAGGAAGAAATCACCGGTGGATGTAGGGCGCATCTCCTTTGCGCTGCGATGGCTGATCAAGGCGTTTGGATAACGATACGCTAAAATCTCGATAAGATTGCGGCGCACTATATTTGCAGGGCTGTCAATCAAGTTTGTCGTGTATATACGAGGAGCCAGCTTGCGCAACTCTCCGTCTTTCTCCTTTTTAGAAATCACACGGGAAATATTCGGGTTTGACGAACCGAATATAATCTCTTTTTGGGTGTCAACTTTAACTGCCATACAAAAAAACACGATTAAGAGAATACAAAGGTATAAATTTTTGCGATTATAACCTCGCATTTTACAAAAAACTGCGATTACGAAGACTTAAAATTTGGAATTATCTCGATTTTTATTCAATAAAAATGCTGTATTGGATAAAATCGGACTTTTTTATTCATTATAGCTCAAAATTGAGCTGCATGTTTTTCTCGTATTCCTCGGCGGTAGGCGTAACGTAGCATCTACGGTTGGCAGCATCACCTGTGCCAGTGCCTGTAAGTAATCGTTTTCCATACCGCAAAGTTCGGCATAACATTTGGATGCCTAAAATTTATCCCCACTAAATTTCTACTGACCCGTATTAAGAAGGTAAGTGAATAAAAAAAGGGTCGCAAATTGCGACCCTTTGGTGATCCGAGTGCGGTCCTATTTTTGTTGACGTTGGAGTCTGTAATACAATGAGTTAGGTGACAATTTTGAAAGGCGATGTACCAAGTTTTAGGTTCAAATACCACTTGTTAAAATTGACCCTACATTTTAACATTAAGCCATATATCTGAGGCTAAATGTTAAATGTTTTAACTTTGTATAGGCTGATTCGCCCCAAATATTTGCAATAATTAACATTTAGCATATTCTAAGAATTGATGTCTGCTGTACCATAGAGAATCACGAATCGACTATTGGGTAGAAAACACCTTTGATTAGCTGCGACATTCCGGATTCTGTGAATGTCGCAGTTATTTTTTCGCAGATGTAGCGCTTGCCTCGGATGAGGAAAACAGCGCGGACATCAGGGATGGTGTCTGCGAGGAACTTAAAGGTCGTTTTCATCTTCGGCTCGATGTTGTGGATTATCTGGCCACGCCTGACTTGTCGGTCGTTGATGCGCAGGGAGAAATGGGCGTAGCTGAAATTGCTCCAGTCGTCGGCGATAACGATGTTCTCCACATTCGGGTACGGCAGGTGGCTTCCCTGATAGTAGTTGGAGCCGTCGTACCAGCCTATATAAATGCGGTCGTAATATTCCGATTTCTTCTCTTTCTCCCCGGCGGCAAGAGAGGATGCCGTGTGCGTCTGCATAAACGGATGGTCTTCGTCATTCTCGCTCGTCGTATTGTTGTCCTCGTCATAGCCGGAGAAGGAAAGGAACAGCACTCTGCCGTATTTCTCCTCGGTGTCATCAATCCATGCCGGAACAAATTCAATCTCCACCTGCTCGGCATCATCATCGCTTACGATGCGCCCGCCAAAGAGATTGACCGGTTGCAGACGGCACTTGTAAAGGTAATAGACATAGAGACGTCCAGCCCGCTGTTCCACCTGAATCTGACGGCTGACGGCACGGATAACAAAATAAGCGTCGCAGTCAGCGGCATAGAGCAGCTTGTCGATGCGGTTGTCGCGGTGGTGCTGACCGTTCCATGTTCTATAACCCTTATTGGCTTCCAACAGTTCGCGCATCGAGTCGTATTTTACAACGCGGTTCTGCCAGCCCTTGACAAACCAGTCGCAGGAGTAGAACTTCCACATTTCATGATCGCAGTCCTTGTAGACAAGATTCTTGGATTCCAGATACTCGCAGCGGTCCTCGTCGACCTTGACCTCGGTGGAGTGTTCCTCGACCACACTTTCGAGGCAGACAGGACGCTTCGCGGACAGTGTCGCCTGAGTGAAGGCAAACGTTATTCGCTTGCCCCGATGGTCGAAGTCGAACTCGCCGCCGAGGAACAATTCAAGTTTCTCAAAATACTCCTCGACCGTCCAATGCGGCAGAGCGTTTGCGAAGCCGGGCATATACCACGCATGAGGGAGCGTATTGCATATAAGCAGGTAACGGTACTCCTCGACTTCCTCCCACTTGGAGAAGTCGGCGGCATAGCCCACGGCCTCGCATATCTTCTTCGTGATGTAAAGAAGATACGGCTGCCACGACAATCCGGTGGTGTCCTCGCTCCACTCGTAATGAGACCTGTTCTGCACGGCATCGTCGACAATATGCTCCGCCTTGTTCTGAATATTGCCCGAATAGTCGTTGACCCACGGCAGGGCAACGCATTTGCAGCCGGAGTTTTCAGGATACCACGCATTGGCCGGAGTAATGCCGGACTTGTAGGTTGTTGTCGGAGCGCCGAGGTCAAGTTCGTTGATATAGACCTTGTCGAAAGTCTTGTCAAAGTTCTGTTCGCTCCTGCCCTCCAAAAACTGAGTCTTGACCTCGGTTTCGGAGATTTCGGTTATTGTGATGGAACCGAACTTGTAGAAGCCCTTGTCGCGTATCTCGCAGTCAAAGATAACTTTCTTCGCGGCGACATCGGCCCTGTTGATGTGTCCGAAGATGTCAATATTCTGAGGGCAACCGCGAAGCGGAAAGGTTATCGTAAGCGTATAACCGTCCGAGCCGCTGAACAGCCTGTTTTCGGAAACATACTCAAACGAAGTGCCTTTCTTCAAGGCAGCAAGTTTATTGTTGACGTAAATCTGCATTATTTCTTGGATTTGGGAGATTTATTCTTCATTAAGCGGTCGTATTCGTCCTGTGCCTGTTGTATGCCGTAATCGCCGGTAACGGTGTTTACGGTCACAAAAGGTTCATTCAGTCTTGAATCAAGGCGGTCGAGGACTGAAATCATTCTGTCCTCGGAGGCAGGAGTCTGATTATAGGTTGTATTGTTGTTCACGATGGTTGGAGCCTGAGACTGTGCTGCTATGACTGCGGGAGCAGTAATCGTGCGCGACACGTCGGCGGAAGTGATGGAGCCGATTGTGTTGGTACGCTGCGCATAGTCCAGAGCCTCCAACAGAGGGCGGGTTCGGGGATTATTGACAAGGCGTTGCGAAGCAACCCATTCCCCTGCGTGAACAACACCCACCTCCTTGTCGCGAGGACCGGCGGGCGTAAAGCCGCCCTCGGCATAGCCCTGGGCCTCCGAAGCCTGTTGCTGCTTCTTGATGGCTGCAATCTGAATGACACCTGCGGCCACGGCCATAGCCGCCGCAATAGGTGCGAGGATGTAGCCGACCACCGGAACGGCAGCAGCCGAGCCGTAAGCATTGAGCGCATTGGTTGCCGTCTGCGCCACGGCCTGTATAACCTGCATGGCGAACATCTTGCGGTTCGCCTCCTTCTTGGCTTTGGCAAGTTCCTTCTCCTTGTCCTTTTCGAGTTTCTTCACCTTGTAGGTGTTACCCTCGGCACGGGATATTTCGGCATCATAGCGCTTATTGATGGCGGCGGTCTGTATTTCAAGCTCAGCCTGCATAAGCGAAGAAAGCTGCGAGAAGATAGCCGACATACCCGAAACGAGCGTGTCGAGAGTACCCGTAAGCGCCTTGCCGCCGTCACCGTTGAGCCATTCCACGGAATCGGCGATACCCTTTTCCATAGCGTTGCGAGTGTCCTCCTCGGCAAGAAGTCCGTACTTCTTTTTGAGGGCGAGCTTCGCTTTCTCGTATGCTTCATCGATGCGCAGTTTTTCTGCGGCATTCTCTCCGGCGGCGGCAATTTCGCGGTCATAGACCACTTTCAGCACAGCGAGGTCGGCATCGAGCTTCGCCTGGGCCTCCTGCGGATTGTCGCCGAAGTAGTCCTTCTTCATGGCGGCATACTTCGCTTCGAGCTGTTCGCGTTCCTGCTGCTTGCGCTGCATCTGCGCGATCAGCAGGGACTGTAACTGTTGCTCGGCCTGAAGCCTTTCACGGCTTCCCTCCTTAGTGAGAGCAACGAGCTTGCGCTGATGCTCGATTTCGGCTTCTTCGGTTTTCAGGTCGTAGGTTTCCTTGGATATAGAGCCGTCGATGTAGAACTGCTTCAACTCGGCAAGCTGCGTGTTGTATCGGTTATTCTCCGCCTCGATGGTCTGCTCGTCCAAATGTTCCTGCTGCTTCATCTGCGCCTCGCGCCACTCGGCGGTAATCTTCAGTTTCTCCGTTTCCGTGAGGTCGGTGTGGAGCAACTGCCTCTCACAGAACTCCACGGCTATTCGGTCCATCTCCTTAGTGTAGGCGATGTAGTCCGACTCGCCGGTGGCGTAAGCGATACGCGCCGACGCCTCGGCCTGTTCGCGCCATTCCTTTTCCTTAGCGAACTTGTCGGATGTAGCGCCGGAATCCGAGCCTGAGCCACTACCCGTAGTGGTGATAGGCGTATTGCCCGGCAGGTTGACATTCGGATTATCGGGCGTCTGCAACGCCTCGGCGGAGATATTGTACTTCTGCCGCAGGAACTCGTTTGCCTGATTGAGTTGTCGCTGCTTCCGCTGATTGGCCTGATAAGCCGCCTCGGAAGCATTGTAGGTCTGACCGGTGGAAGCGACGCGACGGGCGTATGGCGCCACATTTACGGCCTGACCCACGGCGGCGTCCGTGGAGTTGCCGTAGGACTGGTAACTTTCCATCTGCCTTGCGTTCTCCCATTCCGATACGGCGGCATCGTGGGCCTTCTTGTCCTTGTCGCGCTTGGCTTTCAGACCGGGAGCCTGTTGTTCGAGAGTAAGAAGTTCCTTCTCGTTCTCGACAATCTTGTCTGCGGCGGCACGGGCGCGGGCAACCTCGATGATGGAGTTACGCAGTTGGTCGTAGGCAGTCTTGGCCTGACCGACCATAATCTGCTCCGTGGAGAGATTCTTGAAGTAGTCGGGATATAGAGCCTGTAACTTCTCAGCGGCCTTGCGTCGCTCGTCGGTAGACTTGGCTTCATCGGTGGCCTCCTTGTAGAGCGCTTCGAGTCGCGCAATCTCGGCATGGCAATATTCCGAGGACTTCTCGTCAAGGTCTGTGAGCGACTTCTTGTATTCCTCCTGCTCCTTGCGAAGTTTCTCTTGCTCCTCACGGGCCGATTTCCAGCGGTTTGCGAGAGCATATACGGCGGCGCCGAGAGCGAGGATAAGACCTACCCAGTTCGAGAACTTCATCGCGGCCATCGACTTTCGCCATCGCTCCTGCATCGCGTAGTTCACCTGAAGGCCGTTTGTAAAATACTGTACGGCGTTTATGAGCGGAGTAAATAGAAGCCGGACGGCAGGAAGAATCATTCGCACGAGCTTCATCACGCCGTGGAACAGCGTCGTCGCCCTTGTCGCCATAACGGTATGATAGCGATATACAACCATAATGGCGTTGTAGGCCGCGATTGCAACGACCCCCGCGACAATCTCGCGGCGATACTTGATGAAGAAGTCCACCATAGTAGAGAGGGCTTTGAGCGCTATTGTCGAGGAAGAAATCACGAGGCGCATCACCGGCTGCAGTTTCTCGCCCAGTTCGACGGCAAGTTCGTTTACTCGCTTCTTGGCTTTTTCCAGACCGGCCATGACAGTATTGTTCTGAACGTCAAACTCCCTGTCGATAGAGGTGGCCTCGGCGAAAGCCTCGTTAGCCACGAGTTGCTGCGCCTTGACCTGGTCGATATGATTGGCGAGCGTCGAGAGCGCCGATATGGCACGGGAGCCGTTTTCGCCCATATCCTTGAACATCGGCGAGAGGACATCCATGTTGCCGGCTTGTTTGAGAGTCGAGAGGAACTCGATCAGGGCGGCGTTCATATCGGTTTTAACCAGATTAGTGAACTTTTGCACATCCATCCCGGCGACACGGGCATACTTGGCCGGGTCCTGATAGATACGGACAATAACCTGCGAGAGAGCCGTCGAGGACGCTTCGAGCTTCTGGTTATTGGAGTCCAGAACGGCGGCGAAGCCCATAATCTGCTGCACGGTCATACCGGCTTGCGCCCCTACGCCACCCATTCGGGAAGCGAACTCGGCGATATAGGGAGCGGAAGCCGAACAGTTCTGCGACAATTCATTGATAACGGAACCGACCGAGAGCAGAGCCTTCTCGGTGCCGAGGCGCTGTTCGTCGCCGAAGATGCCGGTAAGTTTTGAGAGTGTCAGCGTGGCACCGCTGCCGAGGTCATCGAGGGCGACATTGATTTTGTCGGCAGCGCGGACGAAGCCCAACACATCCTCCTGCGAAGTCTTGCCGAGGCGTCCTGCCTCCTGAGCAAGCTGATTCAGTTCTTCGCGTGAGGTACGGGTATCCATCTTCTTGAACTCCTCGTTTAGCACGGCCACCTCGTCAGCCTCCATACCTGTAAACTTACGGACATTGGCCATCTCCTGCTCCATCTCGGCGTAAGCGTTGACGGCCTTACGCCCGGCCATTACCAAGCCTGTAATGGCTGCGCCGACTGCAACAAGGGCCATCTGCCACTTGTTGAGCCATTCGGCCACGCGGTCCGAGAGGGAGTCCCCCTCACGCATGGCGTCATTGACGTTGTCAATCTCCGCTCTGACAGCCTTAATCTTTGCGATTTGGGCGTCCCACGCGGCGGTGCCGCGCTCGATGCCGTTCAACTCGTTTTTGAGTTGGCGGAGAGCCTTGTTAAGTTCCTTCGGTGTCGCCTTGTCAAGACGGCTCAGGATTCTCTCGGTGGAAGCGGACGCACCTTTGAGCTGGTCCATAAGGCGGTTTGTCTGATTAAGCTCTCGTTGAAGTTTCTTCATCGAGGCTTTATCTCCTGCCTTGGCTGCGGCTGCAATCTGTCTTTCCAGACGCTTCGCGTCCTTTTCGAGAGAAGAAAGCATCTGCTGCGCTTGCTTGCCGTTGACGGAGAGAACGACATTGGCGGTGGATGTATAATTAGCCATAATTCCTTGTTGAATGCGATGTTTGTAGGTGTTCCCTGCAAATATCAGCCGGAATTTTCGGAGTCGAAAAGACGTTACGAGCGCATAAAATCCTCTTTCTCAGGGTTGGTGTCGGGCAGGATACAGGGTCGACGGGAAGGTGTCGGAAAGGAAAGCTCCGACCTCGGTTTTGATGGGCGGCGGAAGCCGGTCGGGTCCTGTCAAAATTGAGCCTTAAAGATTTGCATATCAGGCAAATCAATGGCATCTGCGCGGGTCCCGTCTACAAAAATCCCGGTTTTGCAGTGGGTTGCAGATGCAAAACGGCTGTGCAGCAGACGTTTGGGGGTTACGGGGGCTTGCCCCCGTAGTGGCATTGCACACCCCCCACCGCGCTGAACCTCGTTTTCGCTCCGACCCTTTTTCGTCCTACCGCTATATGCAGAACGGGCGGTAAAATCGCTGCCGTGAAGGTCAAATTTCCGCATCGTGGAAATTGATCTTTGCGACAGCACCACTCTCCTTTGAATTTGATACACTTATCAAATCAAAGGGTCAGATGTGGCGATGTGCGGTGATGACGATGCTGCGCGTAACGGAGGTAAGTCAGCCAAAGGAACGCAGTGAACTCGGAGTGCCTACAAAGGGATTAGCGCAAACGGCAGGGGTCGCGGAGGCACGAAGCGACAGGCTTTCTGTCGAGGAGCTTGCACCGCAGACAGTAAGCCGACCTGCCCTTGCTCTAAGCCGTAGGCAGACTCGGAGGGAGTGAAGTGGTTGGCCGACTGCCGGAGTGGAGTCAGTGCATCGGCGCACCGCACATCGGCCTGGGGCGGGCATAGCGTCGCAGACGAATAATAGAAAAGTGCCGGGGCTTGGAATGTAGGCGGCTTCTTCCTCTGCGGGTGGGAGGAACGTTGCTGTCAGTATGGCATCCGTGCGAAATGGAGGAAGGAGCGCGGCAGCCCGGCATCGACGGCTCGGAATAGCAAGCGTAGGCATTGGGTTGACAGCGAAGTGAAGCGGGCCAACACCCCGACGCAGGAGGGGTGGCGGCGAAAGCGAGAACGTAGCCGTCAAAGAGAGTTTATGACCGCAGGCGCAGACAGACGCGCCCGACACCGTGACGCAGGAGCGGTGTCGGGGTAAAGCTTCGGGCAAGCCGTAGGGCGTAATCTCTCGACCCGAAGGCCGAAGCGTTATTTAGCCGAAGCGGAGAGCAACGGAGCCTCGGCCAAAAATGCTCGGAGTTGGCGATGGCTTGGGAAGCGAGCGACTGAGGGAATGAGCGGTCAAATGCCATTGCATAAGCAACGTTCCGGGTGGGTACGAAAACAAAAGCCGTCTACATTCTTGCCCTCGGCGAGAAATGAGCGAGTGCCACGGGCTAATCTCCGTGCGTTCATCAGTCCACTTATGGGTGGGAGGATGGTGGCGAATGGCGGCAGTGCGCCGACCGGAGGACGGAGAGAAGATGCCTGTCCTTGTGAGTCGGAATTGCAAGCGGAGGTTGCCGGGTTGACAGCGGAGTGAAGCGTGCCAACACCCCGACAACGGAGGGGTGGCGGCGAAAGCGGGAATGTAGCCGTCAAAGAGAGTTTGTAACCGCAGGTGCGGACTCCGCGCCCGACACCGTGACGCAGGAGCGGTGTCGGGATCAAGCGGACGTCAAGCCGGAGGGCGCAATCTCTCGACCCGGCACCCGCAGCGGTCGTTAGTCGAAGCGGAGAGCAGCGGAGCCTCGACCAGCGATGCTCGGACTTGTAAGGATGTAGGCAGCAAACGGAGGACGGAGGGAGGTCTGTATGGCCGACATTCGCCACCAGCCGGGAGGGTCAGAAAAGATGAACGCGACATATAAAACAAAACGAGCTACCCTCACGGGCAACTCGCTCTGCAATTTATGAAAAAACATTACTCTCGGAGTGAAAAATAATCAGCGTTTGCGATAGCAAACGAAGAATAAAATCCCGGCGATGATAAGCGCGATTATCATAACCGCCGTGCCGTCAGGCGGATTATAAAGGCGCGTCGTGGCGGTGTGTTCTGTCGAAGTCTCGGCGGCTGATTGATGATAAGCTACCGTATCGAGCCGGTTGAAGGCTTCCACGCTATCCCTCACAGCACGCCGCCGGTCTATCACGCGCCCACGAACAGCCTTGATGCGAATAACCTCAGGCTGAGAGGCGACGGAGTCGCCGACTGAATAAGGACGCTCGATATTGATTTTCAGGGTATCGAAGCTAAAATCAATATTTCGGATAGCGGAGTCAATCACCGCGATTGTGCGGTGATGTTCCGACCGGGCGACAGAATCGACTGCGACGGATTTATCCTGTTGCAGTTCCTTGTGGGTGCGGCACGAAGTGATGAGTGCCAGCGCAAGGATGAAGATTATCGACCGCATAGTTCAGGCTCTTTTTGGACGTTGAACGAAGGACATGCTTTGTTGGCGAACTCGTTGTGTCCGTGGACTGTGGCACCGGGGTATTTTTTGCGCATCTCGGCCACGAGTCGCACGAGTGCGGCGCGTTGTGCCGGAGTGCGCGTATCTTTGGGAGGATATTCCCCTTTGGCGTTCTTCGTGGCGGCGCAGCCTCCGATGTAGCATATTCCGATGGAATGGGGGTTGTAGCCGGTTGTGTGTGCGCCGACCTGGTTTTCAGGACGGCCACGATGAACGGAACCGTCGCGGTAAATCATGAAGTGATAGCCGACATCGAAGAAACCTCGTGCAAGATGCCATTGGCGGATTTGGGCGACAGTATAATCCTTCCCTTCCGGCGTAGCCGAACAATGGAGGATTATCTTGTCGATTCGGCGAGTGTTCGGTAACGAGCCGACGCCAAGAGCCGCCCAGGTCTTCGGGCCGACAATGCCGTCCACGGCGAGGCCGTGAGATTTTTGAAAATCGCGGACGGCTTCATCGGTAATCGGGCCGAAGATACCGTCAGGAATGAGGTTGAGTTTGCGTTGCAGGACGGCGACGGTGTCGCCCCGGCTGCCTTTACTGATTGTTGTTGTCATGGTTTTTGTATTTATAATGGTAGTCGATGCCGAACAATGCCCCGGCGAAAGTCAGGATTTCGCCGAAGGCGATAAGGACGGAGTTGTGGATTTCGCCGCTCGGCGGAATGACAAAACCGGCAATCAACAGGCCGCAGCCTATTGTAATGAGGAAAATTGCAGCAAACAGCTGTATCGTTGGTTTATGGCGGTTTAGATTCATGATTCAATGCAATTTTCAGGGTTAAAGAGTTGTGTATGTGGAGAAAAAGTGTTATCTTTGCGTATTGTTAAGTGAAACCAAACTAATTGAACCGGATACCTCTCGACGATGTGAAACCAGGCTAAGAAATGTGGATACCTCTGGCAGATGCCGGATAGCACCCTCGTAGTTTTTACCACGGCTTTCCTGTGCGACGTATCGGTGATAGCATCCATTTTTATGGCTTTCAGTTGAGAAGTATAAAAGATAGCACCCCCGGAGCTTCTGCTTCGGGCTTTCTTTTTTTGTGTTGACGAGTTGATGCGTAATGAGTTGATGAGTCTGCTCCTCACACTTCCACACTCGTCAACTGTTCCACTCACTTTCCGAACGTCCATTTTTCAGTACCGGGATTGTAAATCAGATAGAACTCGGCGAGCGAGCTTGCGAGATTGGCCGGTGTTATGGCGGCGCGTCCGGGATAAATCGGTTTTGCGAAGCCGATGCCGAAGCGCAGCCTTATCATGCGTTCCTTTTTCTTCGATGTCGTATTTGCGAGGTTGCTGTCAAGCAAATGCACCGACGTGCGCCCCCAACCGAAAGTCCTGTTGCCCGCTTTGTCGACGCTGTGGGAGACAAAATACTCAGGCGAGCCTGAATATCCCGGCTGTTTCTCAATGCAGAGAAAATTATGCGGGCCGGTCGAGAACATAACCTGAGTGCCGTTGAGTTTCACGGCATAGAGCGAGCCGAACACACCCCATCCTTTCTTGACGGAGCAATACTTCTTCGCGGCCAACATCTCGGCGGTCGCGTCCTTGTCCTTGTAAGGGTTGCGCTTGCGGACGGGACGGAAGATATATGGCACATAACCGTCAGCGATAAGCTGCTGTGCGCCGAGGACGTGCAGTTGTCCGTTTTGGACTACGCACGAAATCTGGGCTGTGTTATACAGACCTTTGGAGCCTTCGGTCATTCCGAGTTTGGTCTGAATCACATCGAGAAGTTTCTCGATGTCGGCGATGGCATGACGCGCGTTGTTAAGGTCAACGACCTGCTGCGCTTTCATTGCCCCGGCTCGTTCGGTCGTGGCCATATTGATGATTGTGGCGTTCTCGTTGGTCATTTGCTGACCCGTGAGCAGGTCGATGAACGTGTTCGAGAGCCTGACGAAGTTACGGTCAGCCGAGCCTTGCTGCAATTTGCAGACGGCTGTATGGTCGACTTTCGAGAGTGAGTTGTACCAAGTTCCGAGGATAGCCTGAGTCTCCGATGTTCCGGCGGTAGCGAGCAGGTCTGCGATGCGTTGCAGAATATAGCCCAACGACTCCGGCGTGATGGAGTCTTTGGCCGAGAGCTTGCGGAACTCGGTAATAATCTGAGTGAGCGATTTAGTGTCAATAGCCATAACAAGATGCGCCGGTGGCGCGGTTTATGGGTGAGAGTTTATTCGTTTACGGCAAAGTTATGGCTATCACAATGCAGATGAAAAGACAGAAAAAAGTTGTAACTTTGTAATATGATTAAGGAATATAAAGCAGACGATGGATTTAAGCGATGGGCAAGAGCATTGCAATTTGCCTATCGTGAAGAAGTGTTACACGATTATAACGAATATCGGGCTCCTCAGGTATTGTTGAATGTTGAGAATGCCAAGCGTGGACTCATATTTTATGATGGCTATCGCGATTTGATATTAAGTAAAGTCGGGAGTATTGCGACCCAATTAACGGCCAATATGCTCCGCAGTGAGCATATACCGTACAATCTGTTTACCCCACTTGAAACAATGCCGGAGATTTCCGCAGAAATTTTCGGCGAAATGATAGGTATACCTATCAATAAAATTTTAGAAATCAAAATTGAGTATGCCGGGAATGGTGATAAATTGCTTTATCTAAATGACCGTACTTCATTTGATGCATTTGTGCGGTACGAGGCTCTCGATGGCAGAATTGGAGGAATTGGAATTGAGGTAAAATATACCGAGAATGAATATCCACTCGGTGATAAAGAAGGTAAAGATATAGCCGGAGATAATGAGCGATACAGGATAATGACTGTTGAAAGTGGATATTATCACCCCGACTTGAATATTAGAATGTTCCTGACTGCCCACCACTTACGGCAAATATGGCGTAATCATATACTCGGTTACTCAATGAAGCATAAAGGAGATGTGGAAATAATACACCATGTACATTTGTACCCCCAGCAAAACGAACATTTTCACCTTTATGCATTACCCGATTATCGTAAACTATTGACTGAGGAGGGCAATGAGTCCTTTAAGACGATAACGTATGAAAATTATTTTGCGTTACTGGACAAGTACCGCGAAAATGAAAAAGTTTCCGCTTGGGTTAATTATTTACGAAGAAGATATTTGGGGATTACAGAGTGACTGCGCGACGCATAATATCGGGGTTGAGGGCGTTGGAGATGGCGCGGCAGAACTCCTGACCTAAGGAGTCGGCGTAAAATTCCTGAATGTTCATCACCGAAGCGAAGTATTTGCGCGAAAACCACCGCTTGCGCTTGCGACCATTGGCTTTGCCGATGTCGCCGGGGTTTCCTCGCGGAGTATTGCGGCCAGTGCCGTAATCGACAAATAAGCCGTAGGTGTTGAACGCCTGTGAAAGTGTAATGTCGATGAACTTGCCGTCGGCGGTCATGGATATGCCGACCGTCGAGCGGTAAAGTGCCCCTGTGTCAATGACACCAAGAAGGGCGATTTGCTCACGCCAGATTTTAACCATCGTGGCGTTGAAGGCTCTGACGTATTTACGGCGAACCTCAATGCTCTGCTGTGTCGTTCCACTCGTCTGCATTGTATCTTAAATCAGTAAACACATCGACGGCGATTTGAAAATATGCTCCGGCTGCTCCGCTGAAAAAATATCGGTCAATCTCGTTGAACGATATTCGTGGGTCGAGGTAGATGCAGTTCTGCTCTAACCTGACCTTTTCAGGGAGAAGCCGCGACATGAATTGCCGGAACAACTCGCGCATTATCTCCATGCACTCGGCGCGAGCCGCCATATCTTCGGCGGCGTGGCGCATAGCGAAAAACACAGTTTTGACACGGCGTGTGCGCGGCGTGTTGTTCAACTCGGTATAGCCATCGGCTATATCGCTGACGCAGACGAAAGCGGTTTGAGTCTGCGCCTCGTTGACAGCTTCCTCGAAGCCGTCAAGACCGCTGACGCGGCAGAAGGTAAAACCTTCTGACTGCGCGAGGCGGTTGGTTGCGGTCAGTTTCTCGAAGAAACTGGCCGCGTCCCATCTTCCGTTGAGCTGCGCTGTCATTTGGATTGCATTTTGGCGTTCAACTCCTTGTATTCACGCGCCTGGGCGTTTAACTCCGTTAAAGCACGGTGCGTATCGAGGGCGAGGACTTCGGCCTCTTTGGTAACATCGCCTTTGGTGAGCGCACGGATTTGTGCGTTCATAGCGTCCTCGACCGAGGGCGAGGCAGAGCCGAGCAGGTTGCCGCCGGTGGCGGCGTCCGCTATCGGCTGAAAGAAATCCGAATACTTGCGCGAAAGCGAGTCTTTGAGCGAGGCGAACCAGTAGAATATACTGATACGCTCGTATGGCTTGAAGTCTATGGACTTGCCGTAGAGCGTCGCTCCGAGTTCATCGAGGAGCGCATCGTCTTGGGTCTGCAAGTAGCCTTGATAGAGGTTGTCGCAGATGATGAAAGTTTCAAACGGCACTTCGGAGAAGTCAGCCGGGAGAGCGTGTTGGCGGTTAATCTTTGAGAGCCGGACAGGCGAGGTCGGCAGAGAGCCAAGCCAGTCGAGAGCCGGAAGCAATTCAGCGAGCGTCAACGGCGTAACTTCAAAAAGAAATTTGCCTTTTTTGAGGAGATAAGCCCCCGACTCCTGACGGCCAATGACCTTTGTTGCGCTCCATCGGAGAAGGCATAAGGTCTTAATCTCGTCCGAGGCATACTCTTTGGCGAGCAAGTCATAGACATAGCGAAGCTGCTTGTCCGAAAGTTCGTGCCAACCCTGCGGCACGATGAAATCTATTGAAATGGTCTGCATAGGTATGAGCATTATTGTACCACGAAGGTACGGTAATGTTCTAACCGGGTAAAAGACAACGAAAGCCCCGGATTTCTCCGAGGCTTCCTGTTGTCTGAGGGTCGTTCAATATTCCTGTTCGTGGATATTGATGCTGCTGACGTATTCGAGGCAGTCGCTGAATTTTTCCATTACGAGCATCGTGGCGAATGTTCTGCTGAACGTGAATATGTTCGACCAGAGGCAGGTCGAGTCGTCGGTGAAATGGATGAAGGCGAAGAACTTTCTTGCACCGTCGGGGCATTCGAGCGAGTAGTCGGTGAGATTGGCGAAGTCGCGCTCAACGGGTCGTTTGTCGGGAAGTATCATATCGTATTGATTTAGAGTTATGTGCCGAAGCACTTTTGATTTTACGTGCAAGTGAAAGAATGTGCATAGGAGGCTGAGAGAGTCAAGGGTGATAGCCGTTCTGCAACGGAGCGAAGAACGGAGGAACACGGAGTGCAAACCTGCCCTTGACCTGCCGACGCATATTCTAACTTCGCACAGGAAAATCAGTGCCTCGTGCCGTAACACCAATGCGGTATGACCGACAAATGCCCCTTGCGACGCAGCTTCACCGACTGCCGGTTGCCCCGACACCGCTAAAAGAAGTAACCCGAAGCCCTCTTTTCATTTCGGAACACCGGCGGCGCAAACAGCTTCGCGGTTTCCGACTTATGCCATTCGCCGAAAATTTCAGGGTTCAGCCGAATATAGTTCACAATATCCGCGAGCCTACGGGAGTTGAACGACCCTGAGCGCAGGTAGCCCACGACCTGCGCTTTTACCTGCCGGACAATAACACCTCTTTCCGAGGTCAGATCTCCGCGCAGGTTCTCCGAGCGGAGCGCTGACATCAGTTCCGGCGACAGCCATTCTTCCGAGAGGCTTGCTTCGAGGTCAATCAACTGCGGGCGCAGTTCACAATACTTGTCCCATAGTCGTTCTGATTCCCCCGACTGTTGGGTGACAACATCAAGGGTCGGAAACAGCGTGGCTCCGAACCACCGCCCTTGCGGTGAGTCCGGCCAGCCCTTGACGGCGGGGAGATTGTGAAGCAGATGCGCCAGTGCCTTATCCCTTTCCGACAGCAGACCGCCGACGAGCCGGTCAACGCGCATCTTCGATGCCGGAGAGAGGTTTTGAGTGCCGACGGTTGCGAAACCGTTGGGCGTAAGCACAAGGTCGAGCTGCGGCACGGCCAGACGGTATGCCTCGACAGCAACGATGTGGGCGGCTTCTGCCGCGACTGCATCGAGCAGTTCTGCCGGAACGAAGTGGTGGCAGAACCATTGCTCGGCTCTTTCAAGGAACGGAGCGAGTTTGTCAAAGAGCGGAGTTTCGCCTTTGACCTCGCGGATAGAGTTCGGAATATATTTCCGCAACTCGTCATTGCTTGTTATCAGTTTCATTGGATTTGTCGTTGGAGTTTGGGAGTTTTACCTGCTTGGCGTCCTGATGTTCGTCAAGCGTGGTGAGTTGGATAAAGGGAATTTCAGGGTGAACGTCGGTCCAACCGTTAAATCGGATTATGATTCGATGGACGGTAAAGAGCAGGTCGTGATACGGTTTCTGGAGGGCTTGCGCGATAGTGTAAAGCTCGCGCTTGTCCGAGCCGGAATTGTTGCTTTGGGCTTTGCCGGGGACTGAGCCGACAAGATTACTATGCACACGCATAGTAAAGCATATCATGTTGATAGCCTCCTGTATGTCGGTCTCCCAGTCGCCGCCCTCCTTGCTGTCGTCAATCTTGTTGATTACAACGTCGTGCTGTTCCTTGCCGTCGGGTGTAACATAGAAAGTCGAGAACCAGGCTTTGCCGCTGTTCTCGGCGCCGGTAAGGAAGTCGAGAATCTGCTGTTTCTCGGCGACGATACGCGCTTGTTGTTTCCTGCGGTCGGTGATGCCCTCGGCACGGAAAATGCTCTCCCAGTATTTTGCGCCGACCTCGATGTGGTACTTTATGGGAGCGGAGTTTTTGAGCTTCGCCTCTTTAGCGATACCGATAAGCTGCTTTATGTTGTACCATTTACCTCTGAACAGGGCGCCATAATAAGGAATGGGATAGTATGTGCTATCCACGGTCGGAATGCGCGATACAATCGCAAACTTCCGACACTTCGACTTCTTGGCGAGTCTGTCTTGCAGATCTCGCCATGGAGAAGTCGGGTCGAGCAGGTCGATTTCCTCAATATCGGCGCGAGCGGATATTGGTTTACGCCAGTTGGCGTAAAGGATTTTGGAAATGCGACCGTGCTTGTCAGCCGGAGTGAAGCGACAATAACAGGCTTCCTTTCTCAACAGGCGCACAATCTTTGTGCCGTCCTCGTTGAGAATAAGCACCGACACGGCGAAGCCGAAGTGCTTGAAGTCCTGACAGATGCCGAGAAAGTAAGCGGCGAGGTCGTTGTCGAGAAGGAAGTCCTCGACATCATTCTTGACCTTTGCGGAGGCTGCGGTGGTGCAGTATTGCAGCCCGGAGCCGTAGCAGACCTCGGCGTTGAAACACTGGCAGGTTGCGAGAGTTTCATCTTTCTCGACGAGCGCGAGCAAGTCGAACGGCATCTGATTGTCGCCGCCCCACGGAACGTAAGAGAGTGTATCGTCTACGATAGTCGGCACAATATCCACGTCTTCCTTGAATACGGACGAGGAATTGACGGTGAACGCTGCACGAGCCTCGAAGCCAGGAAGCGTCTCGACGGAGTTGAAATTGAGGGAGTCTATATCAATCATAGCGAAGGGAATTGAGCGTTAGAGAAAAACTTCCAAGTCGTTGACGCGGAAGATGCAGCAGTCGCGGATTTTGCGGCACTCGCCGGAAGCCAGTATCTTGATATTGCGCCAGCCGCCGTAAAAATTGTATCGCAGGGAGATACAATTTCGGAGTTCCAAGATAGAGCCGTCGGATTTCCATACAGAAATATCGACAGGGTCGCCGCTGTTGAGCATTGTTCTTGCTGTGGAGATATGGATGGATTGTGCCATAGCGAGTTTGCGAGTTACGAGTAAACGAGATTGTAAGGTTCTGTAAAAATGCCGGGCGAGGCAGACAGGCGTACTATCGGGCGGTTGTCTGTATATCGCCACGTAAACTTGACGCGGTTAAGTTTCTCGTCGCCGTCCTGAATTTCGCAGGTGGCATCGGTAATGAGTATCGGGGCGAGAAGCAGCGGGTCATAACTGTTGGTCGGGTCCGGCTCGATTCGGAACACATCGTGCGACGAAAAGAGTTGGTCTATCCACTCCGCTTCGTCAGAAGTCAGTGGCCCGACCTCCACTTCGTATGTCTTGGCAGTCGACTGGTTGTAGAACCGCGACTGGCCGTTTATGATGGCGAGGGAGCGTTCAACGTCGGTCTTTGCCGTGGTTACCACCGGCAAAGTAGCCGTATCCCAGACATTGAAGCAGTTGCGGAAGTAGAACGATTCAAGGTCTGTGAGCGAGTTGTCGACGAAGCAGGTAACAGACCGCTGACCGCAACGGACGGTGAACGACAGCAGCGTAATGTCGCCGGGGCGAGCGGCGGCGAACCCTGCGGCATCGGCAATGACCGAGGACAACGGCACGTTGATCTGCACGACCCCGGAGGTGTCGGCGGTCTTGCCTGAATCCATAATGTAACGGTGTTGGTATGGAGCATCCGAATCGGCTTTGCGGAAGGTGTGCTGTACCGAATATTCCAGACTCTCCCCGGATTCCGCATAGAGGAACAGGGAGAGCGTGGAGCCGGTGGCGACACGTCGCATGGATAGCGTTGTCAGGAAATTCTCTTTGAGAAACGTCGGAATATCCGTGCAGACCGTGAAGCGGTCGCAGTACAGGATATGAAGCACACACGAGTCAGCCTTGTTGCTGACCGTGTCGGTAAAGACCCGCAGTGTAAAGTCGGCGCACGACTGGCCCGACTTGTTCATCTCGGCCTCGATAAGCGAGCCGAGGTCATAGAGCGTTACATAACCGCCGTGGGCGTAGTAACGCTCCGAGAGAATGACGATGCCGCCGGTGGCGGTGAGTGTGACATCGACAAAATCGCCGTCGACCTCGACCTGCAATTCACCGACAGCAGAAGAAAGTATAATGCCCTGAGGCTTGTATGTAATCCTGTGTGCCATGCTGCAAAGGTAACTTTGCAGTCGTGGCCGATAAAAGACAGGGAGAAAGCGGTCAACCCGGGAGGGTCAACCGCTGAACCGACGGTTTGGAGAAATTATTTCTCCAAATGGTCGGGCCGGAAGTCCGGCGCGTCGGGGTCGATGCCTCGCGCGATGTACTTCGAGCGGAGGGCGTTGTACGTCTGAATGACAATCTGATTGATGACGCGGAAGTGCAGGTCTTCAATCAGAAGGGCGACTTGCTCTTTGTAGCTCGGAAACTGTATGCCGAAGGCGAAGTTGATTTTCCGTGCTGCATCGAGGATGATTTGCAGCTCTTGTTCGGTAAACTTGTTGTAGTCGATTTCCATTGCTTAGGATATTAGAGGGTGAAACATTCGTGATTGTTGTTGTCGATATGGAAGATTGAGAGCGTGTAATTCTCGCAACCTTTTCGGAATTCGACTTTTATAAAGTCCTCGCCGTCGCGCCAGCAGTAGAACAATGCCAGACGCATCGCGTCAAAATCGTTGTCGGCCTGGAAATTCCATTTGCCTTGTTTCGTGAAACAGATATAATCGCGCATCGTTGTGAGAATTGGAGGTTAGACATTCGGGAAGAAAGCGAGGGAGGCTTACGCCTCCTCTCGCGCTGCCTCGAACTGGAGGCGTTCGTAGATGTTCTGGGAGATAGTCGCTCCGTAGCGGTCTTTGAGCAGGTGCATGTAGCGCATCGCGCTTTTGGCCGTCTTGCATCCGCATCCGACGTTGTCCTTGGGAGCCACGCCCTTGAAGTAGACGTACCAGCGGTTGAACTTGCGCTGAGCCACGATGAGCTTGGGAGTTATTGCCGGAACAGTCTCGACGGCGGGAGCTGTGGTTTGAGCGACTTTCTTTTCTGCGGATTTTTTAGTTTTCTTTGCCATGATCTTGAAGTATTTGGGGTTAATGATGTGAGCCGAGGCTCTTAATTTTTACATTGCAATAATTGGGAGAACTGAGTAAGTGAGCGAAGCAAAAATTTCAAGTAAAATTTTAAGGCCGTGGCCGGTCAATACTACCTGTAAGGTGGAGATTGATAAAAATTTATGAAGATAATCCCGGAGGGCCTGTTTTGCGTTGAACGGTCAGTCCTACCTTTGCTATTGGAAAAATAGACCTCGGTTCACGTCCCCGAATACGGAAAAGGCAAACAGAAAACTGACCGCAGAAATATAGCTCAAACCGCCCCGCCGGAGAGACCCGGCAACGACTCCGCACTCGTCGCGGCTGCAAGTTCAGCGGCATGGATACCGAGGGTGTGGCAAGGACTGTCGAGATGCGGATGAGGCCGGAAGCGGTGCTATATGTGCTTGCGCCCGATGCAGAGCAGACCCCCGGAACTCCGAACGCCCCGGATTCGAGGCAAGCGGCGGCGGTGTCCGTCGCTCCCGGAGGTCTGACCTCCCGAACAACGATGCACACCTGCCGACACAAAACGATAAATGGGACTTGCCGACGGCTGATGCGATGCGTCCGGCCTCATAGACGGCGCGGTAATGGCGAGAATGAAAGTCAATTTACGAAATGCGGAATGCGCTCGCGTCTTACCGACAACGGCAATCACGTTTCACCCTCCCGAAGCAATGTAAATGACATGGACAAACCGAACAAGAGCAGTAACCTTGATGCGGAGCGGTCAGCTCGGATGGCCGACAGGCACCTGCCCGCAGCACAACGATTGCGTAGGGCCTGACCGCCTAATCCCCGGCTTAGAGCGGTGGCGGAGAGCCGGTAGACAAATGATAGCGGAGACAACGGCGACTGATGAACAAAGAGAAAGGCTGCCCCGGCGGACAGCCTGCCCTTTGAGGGAGGATGATTTTACCAACCTGCGAAGCAGCTCTGAACCATCGTGTAATCGACGTTGTCGTACTGGGATGCTGCGATTTCCTGTGCTTCCTCGGCGTCGCGGGCTTCCACTTCTTCAGTGTAGCTTTCGCCGTCGAAAGTGATTACTTCTACCGAGAAGTATTTGAGCTTGCGGTTGGAGTTGAGAGAGCTGTCGAATATGTTCATTACGTGGGTCATGATTTTGAAGTTTAAGAGGTTTTTTACTGTGCGCCGGGGCGCGTTTGATTTTTACGTGCAATAAGGAGGGAAGCTGTTTGAGACCGAACAAAAATTTATAGAGAATTTTAAGCGGAGCGTCTAAAAATGAGGCTTGTACCATTTTTCGTAAAATTGTCGCATAAATAGGCGGAGCCGGTTTTAGAGAGCCGGAGGGAAGTCGAGTTGGCGACCTAACTTTGCAAAGTGAAATATCAGGCGTGTTCCGAGCGTGTTATCAGGAAAGTTCCTCGCGAAACGTCCCGGCAAAATCGTGATCCACGTAACCTGTAAGGCATATTTGGCGGTGAGCGCCGACCGCTCCGCTCAAAATACACATCTACACCGTGAAGTAATCACTCGATGGCAAAGCGGAGCATAGACACCGTGAAGCCCGTGCCGAGGAAGCACAGGAAAAGAAATCGCCTCAGTACGAGTCGATGAAGCAGATGGTTCAGTGGTTCAGTTGGTAAAATCTCCCTCAAAGGGCCATGAAGAACGGTAACGGCCTATTCTGGAAATGAAAGCCATTGCCGGAACAATGCCGCATAAAAAAGCGAGCCTCGGATCCACAAAGTGGTGCCGAAGCTCGCTGTATGAGTTAGCGATTGAAGCCTTCCGGTCGAGACCTTAGGCTCGATTTACGAAAGCGCGGCGGTTGTGCCGCAACTCCAAGAATTAACTAATTTTTTTGTTGACAATAGGAATAGTATAATTTGATAGTCCAGTTAAATCCTTATGAAATTGTTTCAATTTACCAATAATATCATCAATGGCATAAATAGACAAAGTTTTATGCGAGTCATAAGAGTCTGACTTAATCATGATGGGATGCTTATCCTTAGATAATTCTGAATAGATAATTGAGCGTCTATGTTTAATTTGTTTGCATAGGTTTCTGACAGCCTTTGTATTGCCCGAAAGATGAAAATTTTTTATTCGTTCAATAAGTTGGGTGCCTAAAATTAATTGTTGCGATTCTATTCGATTAACATTACAGACCTCCAGTATATCATCTAAGTTAGCGTCCGAAAGTTCAGATGGCGCTTTATCAGGATATTGTTTATAGAGTTCAAAACTAATCCACAAAATCTGTAAATATATATCAAAAGCGGCGCTATAAGAATGAATGGCACTATTCAGAAATTGAGATGTAACCCAATCATTAGCCCATGTTGGAGGTTCACCAGAATAAAATTCTGGATAATGTTTTCTTTGAGCATTAGCTAAAAAGAATCGACCAGAATTTATGGTATCATATAAATCCTGCATTCGCCGATACGTTTCAGTTACAGTCGCAAGATCCTCGAAAGTTTTAGTCACATCAGTAAAAATCTCCCAATATGTTCCTCCCTTAACTTCATTGCCGTTTAAATCCTTAGGTAAAGGGAGTTCGCTGAAGTAGCGCTTTGTTTCTTCAGATGCAACGAGTGTTTGTTTCGGCATAATTATATCAAGAGGTTAAATGTATTACATACCAAGAACTGCGAGAGCCATGTCCCTTTACGATAATCTCGTTCCGTAATGGAGGAATCTTGCAATTTTATCTCGGTGGCTAAAACAAAATTACTACAAAAATTTGAGATGATTGCAGTCAATATTAAAGAAATTAGTACCTTTGTCAGTTTATGCCACGAGTAGTATGTTGTCAGACAATTTGAGTAACTCTAATTTTGCATACTAAATGTAGCGCTCAGATGACTCGGATAGAATCGACAATGATAATGTTCGGCCGAAATGTTCAGAAGTATAGAAGTGCAATGAACATTTCTCAGGAGGAGTTGGCTTTCAGAGCTGGACTCCATCGAACTTATATTGGCATGGTAGAACGTGCCGAAAGGTCGATTTCTTTGCAAAACGCAAAAAAGATAGCAGATGCGCTCAATGTTAAATTAGACACGCTCCTTAACAATGGCAAAGAAGATTAGAGGTGAGGTTAATGCTCATCCGAACTACGAGAAATATGTTGAATTCATAGTGAATCATCCTAATTATAAGGGTTTGTATTATGAACGAGACGAAGAAGGTCATGTTAAATGGGTAGTTACAGGAAAATCGCCTAAAGGGCAACTTCGCCAAGCCTGGTGGGACGAACAATGTCGAATTCATAACATTCCAATTCAGAAGGGATGTTATGCTAAATTAGCACGTCTAATACATCCGACAGGGATACATGTTTGTCAGTGCTGTGGTCAAGGAAGAAGTATCTTTTATGAATATCCGAGCAAAAATACGGTGACAATCCTAAATAAAATATTGGGATGCGACATAGATAAGGATAATGATGAGGAACGCGCAGAATTTACTATCCGCGAAATAATCGAGAAATGGTGCGATAGTATGCACAAAGCTGAGGCTTTGGCAAAAGCTTTGGGTCTTCCTAAACCCAACAGTATAGTGGATTTGATCGAATCAGTATACACAGAATTAGTTGAAAAGGAAAGTAAACGATTTTCGCCTGGGGTAATGTGCAATCCTCCTGACCGTTTTAATGGATTCCATTCATATGCCCTCTGTTGCAGAACAAGATTCGACACTGGTCGTCATACTGAAAATATGATGACTTATGGACAAGATAGACGAGCTTATGAAGATTGGTCTGATGGCGATTATAATTTGGCTAACAGATTAATGGGAGAGTTTCGTAAACAACCTCCCATGCGGTGTCCCATTTGCGGGAATGTTGAAAAAATGAGTGCAGACCATATTGGTCCTATATCTCTTGGTTTCTGTCATAGTCGGAATTTTGCACCTATGTGCAGTAGCTGCAATAGTTCAAAGAATAATCGTTTTACGAAAAACGATGTTGATGAGTTGCTTAGAATAGAAGCAACTGGAGAACAGGTTATAAGTTGGCACTCAAAAGCAATTTGGGATGCTATCAAGCATACAATCAAGAATGATATCGATGCGAAATTCGCAAGTTCGGTCATGGCTAAATGTCATCAGAACGTTATAAATATACTTTCTCTGATTCATCAAAAGACTGGACGCGATTTTCTTATGCGATATCTTCACCCTGAATATTCACTCGTGGATTATCGATTTGAAGATGTTGACTTGATGCATCTTGACAAACTAAAAGTAATCTCTACTCCGCTTGATAGTAAGAATAAGCGAAAAAATCAAGAACGCTATGTACGTATAGCATTTGAAAGTCTTGAAGAATTTTCAAAAAAGAAAAATAGGAAAAACTACTTTCTGATTGATGAAAATTCAAAAGAACTGAATACTATAACAACAGCCATTATGTTTGGGGAATACGACAAAGCGGATGTGTTGTTAAGGCAACTAATCGAACATGTCAGTAATAGCATATTGGAAAGAGAAACGTTTGAGAGGCTTCACGGATACGGAGAAATAGAAGGAAATTATTCAATAGCTGCCGAACCAGAGCTATAAAAGTTACGGCTGGGATTCATAACCCAGCCGTAACTTTTATTTTGCACACATTAGTTCATAGAATTTTTCAAAATCAATCTCCTTTTGCATTAGCATATCATAAGGAGATTTGTTTTTGAACTCAAAATCCATCTCGATTTCGCCACCGCCATCTTCAATTGGAGGAAGGTTCCCGATAGCGTCACGGACACATATATATCCTGGACTTACCAAAGAATCTTCCTCAAAAAGTGGCTCCGGCTGTGTTATGGAAATGGAAGGATCTAAAGACCCAATGATAATTACACGTTTACGTTTCTGAGGCACACCGAAATTAGCAGCATTCAGTTTCAGAGGAGCGTTTACATGGTATCCAATTTCCTCAAATGCTCCAATGATTTCTTTGATGGCTTCTCCTTTACGCATCGTAAGTATACCTAAGACGTTTTCCATGACGAAGAATTTAGGCTTGATGCGTTTTACCAACTCCACAAAATCACGAAATAGTTGATTACGTTTATCGTTAGGGTCGCGCCAACCAGCATAAGAAAAACCTTGACAGGGAGGACCACCGATAACTACATCCACTTGATGACCTTCGCAAGCATTGATGATTTGTTGTTTGGTTTCTTCCTGTGTAACGTCACCAAGGATGAAATGGCTTTCGTCTGTATGCTTAGAATGATTATATTTATTCGTAAGCATAATATTTTTATCAACTTCGTTGACAGCAAGAAGATTAAAGCCATTCATTATGAATCCTTCTGACATTCCTCCGCATCCAGCGAATAAGTCAACGAAGTTGTATGTGTCAAGATGCGGTTTAATAAGGCTTGAAACAAATCTTGCCAATAAAGGAGGAACTGCATTGCCGATTTGTTTATATTGAGAAGCCTTCGATCCTTGAAAAATGAAATCATCAGGGAAGCTTTGAAAACGGGCAGCCTCGCGATTTGACATAACACGATTCTGTTCTGGATGGAGATTACATCCATTACCAACTCGATTGAAGTAGGTTGCGATTGTATAGCTTGGTTTGTCCCAAGCTAAGCGACCGTAATAAGTGGTACGTCCGCCGGTGGTTCTTATGTTGTCGAGCCTCGTGTCAGAATAGGACAACGGGATATCTTGCCAGTTACCTCCTTCTTTAATATAGGAGGCTATAAGGGCTTCTCGTTGACCCATTTTGAATGCTACGTGATTATAAAGTTTCATATTGCTATGAGTTTTATTTCGTCTTTAGTTAGACCGTAAAGCGAGCCGATATATTCATCCAATTCCTCCTGAGAAGAATAAGAAAACGATGCGTCGACTTTGTTAAGGTCTACGATTGGGAGTTCATCTAACTCGTAATTGTTGATGTGGTTATTTGAACTAGTTATCTTAAAGCGCCAATTTAGAACCGAGCTGTTTAAGATAAGATGTAATTTAGCAAGGGTTTCTTCATCTGACGAGATATAGTTACAGGAGTTGCCAAGAATGTCAGATGGAGCACAAAATATGAATTTCAATCGGCGGCGAAGTCCACCGTTAGAAATTTGTTGACAAATCAATCGTTTGCGATTAAAGTCAAAAGTACAGTAATCCTTAGAACGAGTAGGGATAAAGGATTCTAAAACAAATTCGCCATTGATGTCTTTAACTTCGGTATCTCCAATCATATTTCCTCGCACCAATCTATAGGGAGTTTGCGAGGAAGTGACATACTCTTTACAAAGAGAAAGATCAAGTTCTCCGCGTCGGTTTCGGATAGAATGGATTTGCTTAAGTTTCTTCATTGAAGATAACTTACGCAAAATATCCCATTCTAAAGATTTTATAGTGGGGATTTCGAGGTTTTCGGGGAACAGCTCTTTCACCAAAGATATGTTAACTTCAAAAACATCATCTTCATCTGAAATGGATATGTCGGAGGTAGTACCTCCTTTTTGGAGAATGAAGATGTTGGTTGCCTGACTAACATTCTCGAACAAGGGGATTTTTTCAGCAAAGAACCGAATACTTCGCACATTGTTATGAAGCAATAAATGCTTACGCAGTTTCTTTGCTGAAACGTCACCGAATAAAGTAGATGGACAAATAATGCCGAGTTCTCCCCCAGGTTTCAGCATTTGAAGCATTCTTTCGATGGCAAGCTGATATAAGTTCAGCATACCCTCAATAGAATACTGATAGAATCCGCAATTACGATAATAAGTAACTTGCTCCTGGATTTTATCAGAACCTCCGACACCGGCTTTCGATTTATTAGGTTTCAGAACGAGATAAGGTGGGTTTGATACGATAGCATCAAACCCGGTTTCGGTGAGGCCGTCAAGGTCATCAGGAGAAATATGTAATTGTTCCGGGAAGAATGAATTGTTTTTACGAAGACCATCTTTTAATACTATATGATTACAAAGGGTTTCGCATTCTTCATCGGAAATGGTTTCTAAAAATGAAAGTGCTTTAAGGCGAGTAATATTTAAGGCATTGCTGTCTAAATCAATGGCGTAAACATTTGAAAGTACGGCGGTTTTCTTATCTTCAAAGAGTTGTATAATATTTTCATAAAAACGCCCCGTTCCACATGCGAAGTCAAGAACCTTTGCATCTTTTAAAGGAATGGAAAGATTAGCAAAGGTATCTTCAACTATGCTTTTGGCTATATGAGATTGGGTATAGACTGCACCCAGTTCAATGAGTTGTTCTTTAGATTTGGAGCGAACCTTAGATGTCTTAATATTAAGTGAGAACTTAGAATTAAGGAACGAAATATGTAGTTGCTCACACAATATAGGAATGGTGTCTATACTCGGAACAGACAAATTCGTAATGTGAAGTAATTGGCATTCAAAGCAAGTGTGCATAATCTCACTTGCATTTGGGAATTTAGAAGAAACATATAAACTGATAAGCCCCAACAAAAATTCTCGATGAATGCTAGAAGCTATTTCAGGAACTTTGGCATTTGCGTATTCGAGAACTTCGGTTGAAATAGGAGCAAATGGATCCTCAGAGTTCAGAAGATTGGTTGCTTCTTGATAAATTAGTTTATCCTCAAAAGCGATTAGTGTCTTAATGTCCATCTTCAGAAAACTTTTTATCGTTTATATTTTCCACTACGATGTTCAGAATATCGGTGGCATCTTTCTCGTCATTAACTACCGAAAGCACTTTATCAGCAATCCACATCTTTCTCAACTCCGTGCTATCAATCTTGAGTTTTGAGGCGATAATAGGAATGTGCTCTTCTTTGAGCGGTCTTTGCCCGCGTTCGTATCTACTATACATGGGAACATCGACGAAAAGGGCTTCCGCAACTTCCTTTTGCGCAAGTCCCAAAAATTCACGGCGTTGCCTTATGTATTCACAGAATTTCATTAGATTGTTGTCAAAATTTGACAACAAAATTAGTTCAATTTTTCGAAACCGCCAAATTATTTGTCACTATATGACAAAGAGAGAAGCTATATCTTCCGTGGCATAGCTTTCAAAACAGCATTTCTTAAAAGCGGGTATAACGAAATTGTATATTGTTTTATATGCTTTGTCCTATCGGTTTCGCGAACAAATGAAAGTTGAGCATTACATAAGGGCGGTTCATTAGACGACCAGAAAAGCCCCGAATTAGTATATTTGAATTTCGTATATCGAGATGAATTTCTATCTATGTCTGCTACTTGTTTAAATGACGAGATAGTATTGCGATTTCTAAAATATAACACGTTGTTGGCATTGATAAAAGTAATGTTGTTAAGTTGTCTAACATCATTAGGATTGCTTATGTGAATATATTTTGATTTGCGTTTCCCTATTTTATAACAGAGGCGATCATATATAAGGAAAGTTACGCGGGGAGATAAAGGGAAAAATACTTGAGCTCCAATACTTCCGAAGGCAAAAGAACGCTTGCCAATTCTTTCATGAAACTGATTATAAAGACTAACAGGACAATCTGATGTAATAAAGTCAATCGGAGTATCATTGAAAATAATGATGAAGTCTAAATCACTACACGTATTTAGCATTTCCCGACCCAAACAAATTGAACGTTTTACATTTTCAAGTCTATCTTCAATTGCTCTAATTTCGGAGGTGTCTACTATAATACTCCCCGATTTTCAGACAGACACAATTATGGCGGTATGACGAGAAATC